TCAGTATTCAAACCGATACCAAATCTCATTCTTATAACTCTTTCTTCTCTCGGTGTAAGAGTAGATAAAACTTTAGTTATTTTTTCTTTTAGTTGATTTTTAGCAACAACTTCATCTAAATTTAAATCACTTTCTAATTTTTTTGCATTTGAAAGTTCAACTGATCTAAAAATAGCGTCTTTACTATTTTTTTTCATTATTCTATGTACAACTGATTTATTAATACGAGTAGGTACAAAAATAGTTTTTGAATTGTCAACTGGATATGTTTTATATTTTCTCATAGTGTTTCTTTATTGGTTTATTTTTTTAAAGTTATAATCGTGTATAATTTTATTAATTGCATTTTTCATATTAATATCAATTATATCTAAAAGTTCTTTGTCAACTTCAACGATTTCTTTAATGTTTTTTTTCATTTTTTTAATTTGACTATAAGCAACATTTCTAACTATAGTTAAATTGTTTGTTTTTTGTGTTTTTGTCATCATATACGTCCATATTATAGGAAAAATACCCAAATGTCAACTAAATAATCCCGAAAATGACAAAAAAAACCATTATTTTTTTACTATGTTCTTGTTTTGTTCTCATTTCTTGCTCAAAAAACGTGCAAAATTGCAAATTTTTGCCAAAAGTTGAGTTGGGAAGTGCAGAATCAAGCGAATCAGACAAAAAATCGGGTGATTCGAAAAAAAAATTGAAAAATATGGTTGATAATAGAACGACTCACGCTCAAGTAAGTTGCAATTTTTGAGATAAATAGATTTATGAAAGAATATTGTCAAAATTGCGGACATAATTGCCATTGTAATGGTTATTGTTTTCAAAATTATGGCGAAAAACAAGAAACTTTGTGTTGTACACATTGCCGACACAAGGAAAAAGATGGATTTGATCCAAATGAAGTAAAATACGACTCAATGGACTATGATTCATTCAACGGAGCATAAAAATGGCAAAAGCACACAAAGAATACGTAAAACACGAAAGAATACCTAAAAAAACTTCACAAGGTAACAGTAATAGAGTAAAAAAAAGTTCTATGAATAAACATAGAAAGAGATCATTTAAGGTTTATAGAGGACAAGGGCGTCCATAATGCCTGCTGTTTGTAGAGTTGGTGATAGTTTGTCAACAGGACACGCTTGTACGGGTACAACAACAATTGCTTCATCAAATACTGACGGAACAGTAAAAGTAAACAGTATAAATGTCATAGTTGTTGGCGCACCTACTGTATCACACCCAGCACCACCAAATCCACCTTGTCCACCACACGTTAGATTTTTGAACGTTGGATCATCAACTGTAAGAGTAAATAGTATTGCTGTAGGTAGAATTGGTGATAGTGCAGACGCAGGTGCAATGACTTCAGGTTCTTCAAATGTTTTTGTTGGTTAACGTATAAATATTACTGTTATGCCAAACTATGATGCTAGTAATACCAACAATTCAAAACGAGCAGTAAGAATCTATAAGGATTTAGATTTAAACTTTGGTCGTAATACTGTTACAAATGACGTTAATAAATTAACAGATGTTGAGGCAGTTAAAAGAAGTGTTAGAAATTTGATTAACACAAATCATTATGAGAGACCTTTTCATCCAGAAATAGGAAGTGATGTAAGAGCAATGTTGTTTGAACCAATGACACCATTAACTGCTCTTAACTTACAAAGAAAAGTTGCTGAGGTAATTAATAATTTTGAACCAAGAGTTAATTTAGTTCAAATTTTAGCAAGTCCAGATTTGGATAGAAACAGTTATCATTTAAGAATTATGTTTTATGTTGTTGGCGTTCCTGAACCAGTAACAGTAGAAACATTTTTAGAAAGATTAAGATAAAATGGCAAGTAATAAATTCGTAGTTTCAGATTTAGATTTTGACGCAATCAAATCCAATTTAAGAGCGTTCTTACAAGATCAAACAGAATTTTCAGATTATAATTTTGAAGGTTCAGGATTTGCTGTTTTATTAGATACACTAGCATACAATACTCACTACCTAGGTTTCAATGCTAATATGTTAGCAAATGAAATTTATTTAGATAGTGCAGACATAAGAAAAAATATTGTTTCATTAGCAAAGATGTTGGGTTATACTCCATCATCACCAAGAGCTCCTATTGCAAACGTAGATATACTTTTAAACAATGCTACAGGTGCTTCTGTAACAATGAACAAAGGAACAACTTTTACTTCTACAGTTGATGGCATTGCATATGAGTTTGTTACAAACCAAGATGTTACAATAACACCTGCCGATGGTGTTTACAGATTTTCAAATGTATCTTTATATGAAGGTACTTTAGTAACTTATCGTTACACAGTTGATAGTACAGACGTAGACCAAAAATATATTATACCAAGTGTTAATGCTGATACTTCAACTTTAAAAGTTTCAGTTCAAAATTCAGCAGGCGATACTACCATATCAACTTACACACTTGCAAGTGGATTAAAAAGTTTAACAGATACATCTAAAGCATATTTCTTACAAGAAACTGATACAGGTAAGTTTGAAGTTTACTTTGGTGATGGTGTTATAGGACAAAATTTATCAGACGGTAACATTGTAATTTTAGAATACGTTGTAACAAATAAAACAGAAGCAAACGGTGCTTCTACATTTACACTATCAGGTTCAATTGGTGGATTTACAAATGTTTCTGTTTCAACTAATTCATCAGCACAAGGTGGTGCTGAATCAGAATCAAAAGAGTCAATTAGATTTAATGCACCATTACAATATACATCACAAGATCGTGCTGTAACTACAACTGATTATGAAACTATTGTAAGATCAATTTATCCTAATGCGTTATCAATTAGTGCTTGGGGTGGTGAAGATGATGAAACTCCAGTTTATGGTGTTGTAAAAATTGCTATTAAAGCGGCGTCAGGTTCAACTTTAACAAACGCAACTAAAAATAATATTGTTACATCTTTACAACCATATAATGTGGCGTCAGTAAGACCAGAGATTGTTGATCCAGAAACTACATCTTTATTATTAACAGTAAATGCTAAGTATGATAAAAAATCAACAACAAAAACAGCAGATACTTTAAAATCAGAAATTATAAGTGCGATTACAAATTACAATACAAACACTTTACAAAAATTTGATGCTGTGTTTAGATATTCAAAACTAACAGGTTTAATAGATGATGTTGACACTTCTATACTTTCAAATATCACAACAGTTGATATGAGAAAATCATTTACACCTACATTAAGTTCATCTACAAGATATGATGTTTACTTTAGAAATGCGATATACAATCCTCACACAGGACACGAACCAATTTTATCATCTACAGGATTTACAGTTGCAGGTAATTCAAACGAAATGTTTTTAGATGATGATGGATTAGGTAACGTTAGAAGATATTATCTATCATCAGGTATTAGAACATATGCTAATAACACACAAGGTACAATTGATTATAGTACAGGACAAATTACAATTAATTCTTTAAATGTTTCATCAATTTCAAATATTAGAGGTGCGTCATCATCTGTAATTGAATTAACAGTTACACCAAATTCTAATGATGTTGTACCTGTAAGAAATCAAATTATAGAAATAGATGTTGCAAATTCAAACATAACGGTAGAAGAAGATACTTTTGTAGGAGGTTCTGCTGAGGCAGGAGTTGGTTACACGACTACAACAAGTTACTAGTGTTCAATGGCAAAATTTAATGACAAAATCTCAACGCTCATTAATAGTCAATTACCAGATTTTGTAATTGATGATCACCCACAATTTGCCAAATTTCTAAAACTTTACTTTACATTTATGGAATCTGCCGAGTTGCAGGTTACCTCAATTGAATCTACAGACGGTATAACTTTAGAAAACGAAACAGGTCGTACAGATAATTTATTATTAGATGGTAGTAAAATTAGTTCAGAAAGAACACAGTTAGACTCTGGTGAAAAATTAATTTTAGAAGATTCTTCTTTTGGTAAATTTACAGTAGGTGAAACTGTAACAGGTAGTACATCAAACGCAACCGCAACTGTTGTTGCTGAAGATTTAGCAAACAATAGAATTTTTATATCAGCACAAGATAAATTTATTAAAGGTGAAATCATTACGGGTGATTCATCTGGTGCTCAAGCAGTTATTAATAACTACCGACCTAATCCTGTACAAAACATTCAACAACTTTTAAACTTTAGAGATCCAGATAAAGTTATTTCTGATTTCTTAACAAAGTTTAGAAATGAATTTTTAAAAACAATACCTGAAGAATTAGCATCAGGATTAGATAAAAGAAACTTAATTAAAAATATTAAATCTATGTACCGATTAAAAGGTACTAATGAAGGTCACGCATTATTTTTTAGAATTTTATTTAACGAAGTATCTGAAACATTTTATCCAAGAGAACAAATTTTAAAGGCGTCTGATGGACAATGGGATACACAAAAAGTTTTAAGAGCAGTTGCAACAATAGGTAACACAACTAATTTAGTTGGTCGTACTATTACAGGACAAACTTCAGGTGCTACTGCTGTTGTTGAATCAGTTAGAAAGTTTATTTTAGGTGCAAAAGAAATATCAGAATTTATAATTAACAATGATACCTATGATGGTACGTTTGTTATCGGTGAACAAATTACAGGAACAGAAACAGACGCTGATGATTATTTTATAAAAGCAAATATTACAGGTATACCAGGTACAAAAACTGTTACTAATGATGGTAACTTATATACGACTGCCGATTTAATTACAATTAATGGTGGTGGTGTTGGTGCTAGTTTAACTATTAATGATGTAGGTACAGGTGGTATATCAGAAATTATTATAGATGATAATGGATCAGGTTACACAGTAGGAGATGTTTTAAACTTTACTAATACAGGAACACAAGGTGCAAATGCCGCTGGTTTTGTTTCAGTTGTTAATGGAGGTTTTACACTTGAAGAAAGTACATCATCAACTGAAGATCATATTGTTTTAGAAGATGAAACAACAAGAGGCGATCAATACTTTGGAAATAAAATTGTACAAGAACCTGAAACTAATTCTAATTTAAATGATATTACAGATATTTTTTTAACAAACAATGGAAGTGGTTATTTAACTTTACCGACTGTTACAGTAACATCATCTGGTACAGGTGCAAACGTATTAGCATATGGTACAGAAATAGGAAGAGTAATTGGATTAAAAACAAATGAATTGGGAGAAGGATACGAGGCATCACCAACTCCACCTACAATTGCATTTAGAAATAATTTAATCTTAACATCTATAACAGGTAGTTTTGTAGAAGACGATACCGTAACAGGTGGTACTTCAGGTGCAACTGGTACTGTTGTAAGTTTTGATAGTGATAGAAATTTATTAAAACTAAAAGATGTATCAAACTCTTTTGATGTAGATGAAACAGTAACATCAACAAGTGGTGGTTCTGCTACACTTTCAAAAATAGATGTTGCAAGTGCAAGTGTAGATGTTGTTTCTGTTGCAGACACAGATGGTAAGTTTTTAAATGAAGACGGTTTCTTATCAGAATCAACAATGCGTTTACAAGATAGTTTATACTATCAGGACTTCTCTTACGTATTAAAAGTAGGACGATCAATTAATACTTGGCGTGATTCATTTAAAAAGACTATGCACACTGCTGGTTTTTACTTTACAGGTCAAGTTGATTTAGAAAATAGAATTAATTTAAGAATTAAATCACCTGTAGATGGTATCTTCTCTGGTGTTTCTGAATCACCTCTATTCTCTATACTTAATACTTTATTCAGTACACTATTTGGTAGAAGATTAGGAACAGTAGATGACGGTACAACTTTAAGAGCAACAGCAAACATACCTGCTGACGTTGACTTAAATCCAAATACTGTAGAACACTTTACAGCAAATACAAGAGATTTAACTTTAAGTAGACCTACTTTAGAAATAGATTATACAAGTAGAGTTAGAAGAACAATAGATGGTGTAAATATTTCACAAGGTTTTGCATATGCAGGTCCTAGATTTGGTACACTTAATAAATTTGCAAATACGGCATTTGGAATAAACAATAGTGCTAGTGGTATTACATTTCAAACTTTAAATGAAATTAAAGTAAGAGGAACAAGATCATCTTTAGACGGTAGAGAAGCAATATTTTTGATGACTTCTAATGAGGATGGTCAAAAAGTTAAGACAGACTTTACTCTACCTGCTGAAGTAGCAATATCACAACCATTATTCAGTAATACTTTAATTAAATTTGATAATACAAACTTCACAATGGACGATACTAACCCATAAAAAAGATTATAAATAGTCTAAAGAGAGAACATAAAAAATGGCAAAACAATCAATTAATATAGGATCAGTACCTAATGACGGAACGGGTAGTACGCTTAGGGACGCAGGTGATCTAATTAATGATAATTTTAATGAAATTTATACT